CGCTAATGCTTCAAGCGTAGCTAATGCAATTGCTAATGCTGCTGGTCTTGGCGGTGGTGGTGGTGCAGGTGGTGGCGGTGCAGGTGGTGGTGGTGCAGGTGGTGGCGGTGCAGGTGGTGGTGGCACAACAGTTACTGGAGCAACTAGTCTAAAAAATCTTACAGAGCGTCTAACTGGAATTCAAAATCAATTTGCTGATTTAACTTTTTTAGTAGCAACAGAGGGCATTTCTAAGAAAGCAGCACAAGTTCAATTTAATAAATTAACAGCAGAATTTAAGGTATTAGAAAAACAAGCAGATGCTTTAAGTCGCGATCAAGTAGTTCTTGGTGGCACGCCATTTGGTCAATCTACTGGTAACACAACAAACATTTATGTATCAGGCGCAGTTGTTGATCCTGAAGGATTAAACAGAGTTTTGACAGATGTGCAAAATCAATCAGCTTCTCGCGGAACAGTTTATACTCCTTTTGTGCCATGACAGTATTTACTCCTAATTGGAAACTGACAGTTAATGGAACTGATTACACAAATGTAACTATTGCCAATGTAAGTCATAATGCTGGTCGTAAAGATATTTATTCACAGCCAGTTGCATCTTATATGCAGATTACAATTGTGGCATTAAATGATCAAACTTATAGTTTTGATGTAAATGATGGAATTGCTTTGCAAGTCAAAGATTCAACAAATACTTATGTGAGTTTGTTTGGCGGAAACATTACAGATCTAACAGTTGAGGTTGGCAACTCAGGTGCGCTTGGAACTGAGATTAGATATACCTTAATTGCAGTAGGAGCGTTGGCTAAACTTCAGAAAACAATTACTGATGGAGTTTTATCTCAAGATGAAGATGGCAATCAAATCCTTGATTTATTAGATAACTTGCTTTTGAATTCTTGGAATGAATTACCAGCTGGTGAAACATGGGCTGGATACGATCCAACTGAAACATGGACTAATGCAGCTGATATTGGACTTGGTGAAATTGACACTCCTGGACTTTACACAATGGAAAATCGAGCATCTGATGCTGACACTATTTACAACATAGCAACATTAATTGCTAACTCAGCTTTTGGTGTTATCTACGAGGACAATCAGGGAAATATAAATTATGACGATGCAGATCATAGGCAGAATTATTTATTGACCAATGGATACATCAACCTTGATGCCAATCATTCTTTGTGGAATGGATTAAAAACAACAACCCGATCTGGTGATATCCGTAATGATATTTATATTAATTACGGTAATAACTTTGGATCTCAGAAAACAGCAAGTGATGCAACCTCAATTGCAACTTATGGGTATAAATCAGAAACCATCAATAGTGTGCTCCACTCAGCTGTGGATGCTCAAGCTGTGGCAGATCGCTATATTGCCCAAAGAGCCTATCCTGCCCCTAAATTTGACACCATCACATTCCCATTGACAAGCACAGAAATTAATGATGCTAATCGAGATGCCCTATTAAAAGTATTTATGGGAATGCCAGTTAATTTGACTAACCTTCCAATGCAGATTTCAGAGGGAGAATTTGAAGGATATGTTGAAGGCTGGTCTTGGGCAGTCAGTTATAACCAGCTTTACATCACTCTAAATCTTTCACCTGTTTCATTTAGCCAAGTGGCGATGAGATGGAATACAACACCAATTACAGAGGCATGGAACACTTTAAGCCCAACTTTGACATGGGAATACGCTACAATCGTAGCCTGAGATAAAGGACAATATGGCAACCACTACTAACTATGGCTGGGTAACTCCAGATGACACCGCGTTGGTCAAGGATGGCGCAGCTGCTATTCGCACGCTTGGTTCATCTGTTGATACAACAACTAAAGCATTAAACCCATCAACAACTCTTGGCGATATTGAATATCGTTCATCAACTGCTAATACAAACACAAGACTTGGAATTGGAACAACTGGACAAGTTTTAACTGTTAGTGGTGGCGTTCCTGCTTGGAGCACAATTTCAGCAGGAGGAATGACTTTAATCCAAGAAACAGTTGCAAGTGCAAACTCAGCAATAGATTTTACAAGCATCAGTGGTTCATATAAACAATTATTATTAGTTTGGTGTGGAATTTTTCAAAGCACAAGTGGGAGTGAATTTTCAATTAGATTAAACAGTAATTCTGGTTCAATTTATGCAAATAAAGGTATTAGATGGGAAGATGCTACTCCATCACTTATAGAGCAATTTGATTCTACTATTTCAACTGCTGGTGCTAATCCGCCAATTGGTAATGGCAATACGAGTAGTGATTTATCTGAAGTATCTACTGGAACATTATTGATTGATAATTATGCTTCAACAACAAAAGCAAAAGAATATAGTTGTTCTTGGGGATATAGAAGAATAGGAGTTGGTTCGAGGTCTGGAAATCTAAATGGAATATTTAATAGCACAAGCGCAATAACAAGTTTGAATATTTTCAGAATTAACGGCTCTGCAACTTTAAGTAATGCTACAGACACTTCTATCAGATTGTATGGTATATCATAATGACTAAATTGATAATAAATTGTGAAACAAATGAAATAATAGAGCGTCAATTAAATAAGGCAGAAAAAGATCAACAAAAAATTGATGAAATTGCAAGTGCCAATGCACAAGCCGAAGCAGATGCGAAAGTAATACAACGCCAAGCATTACTTGACAGACTTGGCATTTCTGCTGATGAACTTAAAACGATACTTGGCTAATGAAGGCTTGGTTATCTAAAGCTGCTGTTCAAATGCGTGAGCAGATTGACGACAGTTTTGCCGATAGATCTCGCAAGTCGGATGGTTGGATCGGGGATCAAAAGCACCAAAACACTAAAAGCGATCACAACCCGTTGCCTAAGACTGGTGAAGTTTGTGCTATCGATGTCGATGCCAAATTATGCGATCAACCTGAAATGAGCATTTACCTAGCTGAGCAAATCAGAATTGCTGCAAAAACGGATAAGCGAATTAGTTACATAATCCATGTTGGCAAAATTGCATCGCCATTACTAGGTTGGAAATGGCGGAAATACAGAGGGATCAATTCACATCACAAACACATACACATCAGTTTCAAAGCAAATCAAAAAGGCGAGTTCTTTAACATCCCACTACTAGGAGGCAAATAATGAAACTAACTAACAAACACAAAGCAGCAATCAAGTCATATCTAAGAGCTGTTGCAGCCTCTGGTATTACCGTTCTATTGGCAATTGCAGCCGATATTCGACCAGAGTATGCAATTCTGCTTGGTTCATTAGTTGCACCTGTTGTAAAAGCAATTGATCCAAGTTCAGGCAAAGAAGCTGATTATGGCGTTAATGCCAAATGACACCGAACGAATGGGTTGGTTTAAGCGTTGGCGTATGCGCCATAGCAAGCACTTTATTGCTGGCTCTACGATGGGTTATTAAGTCCTACTTACAAGAACTTAAGCCCAATTCTGGATCTAGTATGAAGGATCAATTAACAAGATTAGAACAGCGTGTTGATGATCTGTTTATCTTAATTAGTAAGCGATAATTTATTTTATGGCGAACACACGAAAACCTATCAAACGCAAAAAGATCAATCGTCGAGTCGTTCGCCAAACTCCTGAACCATTATCAAAAATGGATCAACATTACTTGGCTTTACATACTTGCTACTCAGCTGCAAGAAAAGCAGGATTTACACCAGAGCACGCATTCTGGTTAATGACAGAGCATAAGACTTTTCCTGATTGGGTCGTAGGTGATGGTGGGATTATTCCTTCCATAGATCCAACTGACGATGAGGATGACGATTAAGGCTAACCGTAGGTATCTTGTAACGCCTGACCTGCAAATTCCACTACACCATCCAAAAGCGGTGTCCAACCTAATTAAAATGGCACGCCATGAGAAATTTGATTTTGTATTAAATGTTGGTGATGAAATGGATCTAGGCAGTCAGTCGCGTTGGGCAAAAAATACCAAGTTAGAGTTTGCAGAAACACTTGACGATGAAAGAAAATTAGGACAAGAAATTCTTTATGATCTTGGCACGACAGATATTGTTAGATCGAATCACACAGATAGAATTTATCAAACCTTGCTTAAAGGTGCTCCATCGCTTATTGGATTACCAGAATTGGCTTATGACAAATTTATGGATTTCACCAACTTAGGAATAAAATTCCATAAGAGAGCCTACGAGTTTGAAAAGGGCTGGCACTTGGCTCATGGCGATGAAGGTAACATGTCCAAGCACGCAGGTATAACAGGGCTTAATTTAGCCAAGAAATGGCATTCTAGCGTTGTTTGTGGGCATTCGCATAGGCAGGGTGCAGTCCGACACCAAACT